AGGTCAAGCCGCGCCGATTCTGGTACGTCTTGCGCCCAACGCACTGCTGCTACAGTAACTGGTTTCGATCAAAATTCAGGCCAAAAAAAAGGCCACCCGAAGGTGACCTTAATTACTTAATTACTCCAAGAATGCACAGTATAGTTGCTCTCAAGTATATCTAGAATGTCTAGACCTAGATCATCATCAACTTCCAAAATATTGCGCAGGTAATCCCAATCCCTACCAAACGCCAAACCCATTCCAAACTTATTCTCCCAGTTGCCTACCCATTTCACAGGGTCAGGTTTAACCCCCAGTATTGTACAGATCAATTCATCAACTTGGATAAATTGAGCATTCCCCTTAAGACGTTCCCCTACTTTCGGTATCAATTCGTATGATATAGACATAATAAATTCCCCTGATATAAAGATGCCCCCTATTGCTAGGGGGCGGTTAGTGGTTAGGATTCGAGTGTTGGATCAATTGTGTAGCCAATCAGCGGCATACACTCCCGCACTCTTTTCTGTACTTTGTTAACATCATATTTCGGGGATTCTGCTTTGGCACAGATTCCTATGATGCTGACAATATGCTTTAGAATACGTTCTTCGTCTGTACCTGTTTTACTGGTAACAGACAATGTTAGTATTTCAGCATCCTCGCCTAGCTTGGCAGCGCGCTCATTTTCTGTAGCTTGACGCGCATTCAAGTCATCCTTGGCTTCCCGCTTTTTCAGCGATACGGCATACTTGCCAATAACAGACCCAACAACCTTGAGAAAAGCATTGCGCTTTTCGTTTTCACTCTCCGCAAGCTGCTTGTAATCGCTGCAATACAAAGCATACTCGCGCTTCGAATAGCTAGCAGCTATAAGATGCAATACAGACTCGCGGCATTCTAACCACGCGGCCGCATCCTCTGCCTTTTTGTCGACCTTGCCAAGATAACGACCGATTACTGCAGGGCTAGCGTGAAGCGCATCAACAACAGCGCCCTTTGCTTTGCCTAGCACGATAGACTTCTTAACGTGATCCGAGACAGCGTTAGCTATATCAGAACCTAACAGTACCAGCGCGCTAGCGTGGTTACCAACTACGATTGAATTACTCATAAGATACTACCTTCTAAACAGACAAAGCATAATTGCTTTGACTTGGATTAACTATAACATATTATGGCAAGTATACTACCGATCTACCGCATTTAGTTAAATCCTAGCATATCCTGATAGCTATATCATGCGAGCTGGTTAGGCATTGCCTAACAGGATTGCGCCGAAATTGGCCAGACGGCGACACCCACCCTACCCCCACCCCCCGCGCATTGCTGCTAGCGCAGGGCTACCCTATTATTATTAATCCAGCCCAACATTTTCGTTTTTCAAAAGTTTTCAAAATTTTTTATAAAAGTCAGGGGACTGAAGTACCCCTAGCTCAGTCCTACAAAGCCCTTTATAACCTAAGTCATTGATAACCTTACGTTTTCCAAAGCCTCCTAAAAATTTTTTGCAAAAAATCACAATCCAAGTCATAATCGGCTGACCGAGGTACGTCCTCGCGCAATGGAAAGAAAATGGAAAGACTGCCCTTAGAGGTTATACCTGAAATCGGCGTACCGCTGTGTCCCGAAGCCAAGTACATGGACTTACGAGAACGTGCTGAAGCGGTCTGCAATACAGTAGATTATCTCAGCAACGAAGATTTTGGGTTTGACCTGATACCAACGAGCGAAGATGAAGCAATCGCTGCGAAATTGGCGTTTAGTTATGCTAGTGACGCGACTGTTACATCGAAAGAGGTGACGCATAAACGTGTAGTGGAACTGCGTCCCGCCTCGTTGGTATTGGTGAACAAAATACTGACAGAGTTCAGCCAGCAGGTTGTGCAAAGCTCAGTAGAAATAAGAAATCTCATCACAAACAAGTTACTGTTAGAAAGCGAACACCCAGACCCCCGTGTGCGATTGAAAGCGATTGAACTTCTGGGCAAGATTTCCGATGTTGGCTTGTTTGTTGAAAAGAGTGAAACGGTAGTGACGCACCAGACATCAGATGATCTCAAGGCCAAGCTGAGAAGCAAGTTGAGTAGACTCATTAGCCCTGATGAAGAAATCACTGATGCGGTAGTCACTATCGTTTCCGAAGACACCTGCGAAATTTAGTTATCATCGTTATCATCGTTATCATCGTTTCGATGACAACAATAAAGTTTTACTCTTAATAAGTTATAGGGAACTAAATCTCAAGACGGGGTAGCATGACAGAAGGCGACTTCACCGACACAGAACTACAGCAGATGCTTGAAAACATTGATGTTTACACCGATGTTGAGATGGCTGAGATAATTAAATTAGTCGATGAGCTGGCAAGGCGCAAGTACGTCAATAGCTGCCACGATGACTTGATCGAGTTCTGCAAACACATGCAGGATGACTACATAGTGGGTAGTCACCACAAGCACTTGGCCGAGCTGCTGATGGATATTGAGGCGGGTCGAGAAGACCGCCTAACGGTGTCGATAGCACCTCGTCACGGCAAAAGTCAGATGGTGAGTATATTCTTCACGGGCTGGTACTTAGGTCATCACCCTGACCACAAGATAATGCTAGTCTCCCACACGACTGACTTGGCGGTGGACTTTGGACGGAAGGTGCGTAACTTGATCGCCTCTCCGCGTTTCAGAGAGATATTCCCAACCCTAGAGCTGGCCAAGGATTCCAAGAGTGCTGGACGCTGGAACACCTCAGTAGGAGGAGAGTTCTTCGCGTGTGGTGTGGGTTCAGCCCTTGCGGGGCGCGGTGCTCACTTATTAATCATTGATGATGCTCACTCAGAGCAGGATGTGCTTAACGGTAACTTTGAGGTGTTTGCGAAAGCCTATGAGTGGTACACCTACGGAGCCAGAACACGACTGATGCCTCAAGGCAAGGTGGTGATCGTAGGAACCCGCTGGCACATGGATGACCTGATCGGGCGCGTGATTAAAGACATGACTAAGAATGAGTTGTCTGACCAGTACAAAGTGGTTGAGTTTCCTGCCATGATGGAGGCGGCTAACGACGATGGCTCTGTGTATTTTAAAGCCCTGTGGCCTGAGTTCTTTGACATGGAAGCACTGGGGCGTACTAAAGCCTCTATGCCGCTATTTCAGTGGAACGCTCAGTTTCAACAAAACCCCACCGCAGAAGAAGGTGCGCTAGTTAAACGAGAGTGGTGGCGGGACTGGGCAGAGGACGAGCCGCCTGATGTTGAATATATTATAATGACGCTGGATGCCGCAGCCGAGACCCATAACAAGGCTGACTTTACTGGTATTACCACATGGGGTGTGTTCTGGCATGAGCCAGATGACAGGCATTACATTATCCTGTTAAATGTAATCAAAGAGCGGTATGAGTTCCCTGAGTTAAAAAGGAAGGCGTTAGAGCAGTATGATCGGTGGGAACCAGACTCGTTCATTGTGGAGAAAAAGAGCGCAGGAGCTGCGTTGTACCAAGAATTGCGGAGAATGGGCATCCCTGTGAGTGAATACACACCTCACCGTGGCTCGGGCGATAAAACAGCAAGGTTGAATTCTGTCACAGATATAGTAGCATCGGGTACTTGTTGGGTTCCTAGAACCAGATGGGCCGAGGAGTTAGTGGATGAAGTGGCAAGTTTCCCTTTTGGGTCTAACGATGATTTGGTCGATTGCACGGTCATGGCTCTAATGCGGTTCCGCTCTGGTGGCTTTATACGGCTACCTTCCGACATGGAAGAAGAACAGCGATACTTTAAACCCAAAAAACGAGCGTATTACTAATGGCTGGGATTGTTGACGCTTTATATAAAAAGGTAGACCCTGATATACGGCTTTACCTTGAGTTTATGTTTGGTAAAGACACTACAATCACCGAGGACGATTTCACAGCAGAGCAACTTGACCGCATACGCGATAGTGTTGACGCTAAAGTTAAGAGACAGCAGAGGGAATACGAGCGAGAATCATTGCAAAGGGACGGACTCGCTGTCCGCCATTATGGTGCGACATTGGATAAAGAAGGGAACCTGATATTTTCAGATGCCGAAGACGAACAGTTATATGACGAAGCTATTAAAAAACCGCTTGTTGAACCTGACAGTAAGAGGGTGATAATGGGGTACGGTGACCACCCGCGTGAATCTGTGGAACTGACGAAAGATGGAACTCGTCGTCTGGGAAATGACGATATTAGTGATGTATTGAAGCAAACCTTGGGTGCGTATGTAGCCCACAACGATGACGAAAATTTGCGTATAGAAGATGAATATAACTTCAATAAAGACGAGAACAAATATTTTGGTTTGCCAGAAGAACCAACAATGAGCGAGGGTGTCAAACGGATATTGTTTGGGAATCCGGAAGAACACCAATTTTTTGATAAAACCAACAGGTTCCGTGACATAGCTGAAATATTAGCGCGAGTAACTCACCCAAATAAAAGACGCGAAGTTGATATTAATATACCCAAAAATAAAAAAACGAAGATGGAAAATTCCAACCCACTAGAATTTAACAAAGGGGGCAAAGTTAAAATGCCTGCCAACTACTCAAAAGGCAACTGGAACCTAATATGATTGATGACATTGATGACTTATTAGACGGCGAACTTAGCGAAGGGGAACTCAGCGAAGGGGAGGTTGCTTTTGAGATTGAATCAGCTAACGGTAGCGATCCTCTGCTAGAGGGCGGCATTGAGATTATTCTAGTGGCCGAAGGTGAAGAAAATGATCTTTTCGAGGAACCTATAGAATTTCATGCCAATCTC